CAGGATACCAAGCCCGTTCTCGTTTCCGCATTGACTGTAAATAATGCGATGGGACAAGCTACGGTAGGCAAGACGTATCCTGTCGGGACTTCGGTGGAAGCAATTCTGCGGGATATTCTGACTACCGGTAGTACTCCTACGCCCACTACGGAGATCAAAATTTATGCTACAGTGTCGAGTATTACTTCTCTCGACGAAATAAACATTCAATCCACTTCCAATGAGTATATTCTGAATGTGCCTGCGCAGACGGAAGAGAATCCCGTAATTATCGAGGTTCCTACCACTCGTGGTGTGAAACTTACTATTTGGAATCCTCTCACCAATCAGTGGGTGGAGAGTCCGCAAAAATGGAATACGACTTCTGTTACTCATGATGGTGTGGCTTACACTCGTTACACTGAAAATTGCGAGTGCGGTGCTGCCGCGACTCGTGTTCGTCTGAGCGACTGGACTTAATGAGGTGAAATTATGGCTCAACGTAGACTCGGTACTCTTCCTCTTCAAGAGAATATCGAAACTGAAAAGCAGATGCCTTTGGATGCGCGACAGCTTGTGCGTTCCAAGGAAGAGATGCTTACGGAAGGTAGTTTTACTTACGGATATAAAGGTTTGTTCACTGCCGAGCGTACTGAGGGTAAACTCTGGATGCTTATGGATCACCAGAATCCTACGCAGGAAGCAAGCTGGAAAGTCATCGGGCCGTATGACGATTCCGCCCTCGATGCTCGTGTGACCGCGCTTGAGAACGCTTCTCCGAGCGAGCAGGTGCAGGCGAACTGGAACGAGACGGACACGACTTCCAAAGCGTTCATCCAGAACAAGCCGAGCTTCGCCAGTGTCGCTACCAGCGGAAGTTACAACGATCTCGCTGATCGTCCTGTTCTTCCTGCTCCTTATGATGACAGCGCACTTTCTGGCCGCGTGAGTGCCTTGGAGAACGCCGGTTTTCTGACTGAGCAATATTTGCGCGAAGATGTTCACAATGGAAACGAACTAAATTCAATAGTGGTAAATAATGATGATGAAACTTCAAAAGTAACAATAACTGGAGTTAGTATTCCCTACAAGCATCCTTGTGCAAAAATTAAAGGTGAAAATGCATATGTTCATTGTAGTAATGGGTCAGAAGAAAATGGTGTATATGAATATAAATACATTGATGGAACTGTCGCATTTACTGTAACTGTTAGAGAGCCGAGTATTCCTGGATTACCCGGATTTCCTGATAACTATAAAGATAATGATATTGATTACCCTGGTCCATATACTATAACTTTTTATCATGTAGATGATATTATCTCACGTGTGCAATCTTGGCTTGATATTTCAGATAAGGCGAATGTCGCAGACCTCTCCACTGTCGCCACCAGTGGATCGTATAATGATCTGACGAACAAGCCCACGATCCCCGCTGCGGTGACTGTGGACAGCGCGATGAGTGATACGTCGGAGAATCCGGTGCAAAACAAAGTCGTTCTGACCGCAATCGGCGATGCCATTGACGTAGTGGAGACCGCCATCCAGGGCCTCGACGCCCGCGTTACCGCAGCCGAGAGCAGCGTCGCCGCTCTGACTGCGAATGCCCCTGCGGCGTTTGACACGCTGAAGGAAGTGGCCGACTGGATTGCTGCGGACGAGACCGGGACGCAGGCGCTCATCGGGCGCGTGGCGGCTCTGGAGAACGCGGGGTATCTGACCAGCGAGACGCAAGCGGACTGGAACGAGAGCGATACCACCTCTGCGGCTTATATCGCCAACAAGCCCACCATCCCGGCTGCGTATGACGATACTGCGCTTGCCGCTCGCGTGACTGCGGTTGAGGAGGCGTTGAATCTGACCGCTCTGACCGATGAAGAGATTGCCGCGCTTGTTCCGGCTTGATTTTGGAGGTGAGCGATGAACGTCAAAGCATTTGTACAAGATACCGTCAGCAGGTCACTTGACAAGTATTTGGAAGTTCATCCTTCTTACGACGACACGACGCTTGCCGGAAGGGTGAGCGTCGTGGAACAGCAGTTGGAAGGAGTTGAAGCCATTCTTGCCGCTTTGAACAGTGGAAATGGAGCCTGATATGACTATCGCAAGTGAACTCGAAGCATTGCGAACGAACATAAATCTTGCTTACGGAAGTGTGCAGGCGAAAGGTGGGGATGTTCCCGCGAGGAAGAACATGGAAAATCTTTCTTCCGCCATCGGTACCATAAAGAAAGCTCCTATTACCCTGGATTTCACATCGGGTTATGCCCCGATGAAAATTGCGTTGATGCAGGCTCATTATGACAATGTGGTGAATATACACGACTATTGGAGTGTGGGAGATAAGGTGACATTGCATCTTCCTAAGTATTCCAGCCATTCCGGCGCTGGGACATTTACCATAGAAGAACAGGATGTGACTATCCAGATTGTTGATTTGGATTATTACGGAAGTGATAAACACACATTTGTCTGGATGACGAATCCATTACCTGTGCAGAAATACCAAATTTTTCTTGGTCAGCGACCTAACGGTGCTCCGTTCGCAGCGAGATACGGTCAGTCTTTGGTAAGAAATGTTTGCCAAGCATACGGAACTCTGATAAAAGAGTTTTTACCTGTAAAAGAGATAACAATACCTGATAATTACGGTGGTTATACTATAACGGGTGATTACGCATATCTTCCTTCGGTAGAAGAAGTTCTTCCAAGTACCGGATTTCGTTTTTTCAGGGAAAAAGGTTCTGCGGCGATGGGGACATACGAGGATAGATACTGGACTAGAACTATGAGTGTAGATACTAATTATGAGAGTTATTACTATATTGATGAGAATGGTAGAAGCAACCCTGTAAGTGGGTACTACTATTCTTCCTCTGCGCATCGTATTCTCGTTTGCGGTTGGATGTAAATTTACTCAAGAGGTGACACTATGAACATCATCGAATTTATCAAAAACACTGTACAGCGAACCCTCTCCAAATATGACGAGCGGTTTTCCACGGTGGCGGAATCGGGAAGCTATGACGATCTCTCCAATAAACCCACCATTCCTGAAGCATACGATGACACTGCGCTTGCTGCGCGTGTGACCACTCTCGAAACGGATAAAGTCACTGTGACCACCGCTTCCATCCCCGGTGGTGGAGGTGGAGAGGAAGTGACTGTTTCCGTGCAAGAAGCACAGGATCAGACGGGTGAGAAAGTTATTGGGGTTAGATATTTCACCGACGATCAGGGCGTTGTATCCGGCGATCCGACGCTGATTGTGGGCAATCAGAATTTCTCTCTCGGCGTCGATGGCAAAACTCTTTCTCCTACGGGATGGGGCGTTGTGCGGACAGGCGTTGCGACTGTTGAATTTAACAACAGTAAGTGGTCGTCAAGTGCAACGGTAGATGTGAGCGATCTTGGCTTTTCGTCTGGTGCTGATTATGACGTTGTGGCACAGCCGACAACTGGTGGCACGGCTGCCCCGTGGGGGAATGCTATTGCGTTTGTCAATGCTGACAAGGGTGCATCGTCATTCAGCGTATCATCGGTCACGATGGAAGAGAGTCTTAGTGGAACTGTCAACGTCAAATACACCATTTTCGCCAAAGGCTACGGAGCGGTTGCATACACAGGAGAAATTCCGACAGGCGGTACGACAGGGCAGGTGCTGACGAAGCGGTCTGATGCCGACGGTGATTATGGGTGGCAGAATAAAATTCCGTCCTACATTGTTGACAAACCCGAAGGCAATAACAGTCAACTCGGCAATGTCGTGCAGGTTGGAACACTGGAAAACATAGATGGGACGGAGCTCGGAATATATGAGTTCTATTATAGAACCAGTGGGTTACCGAACACCACGAGTAATGAGTATACCTTGCTCCCGCTCTTGCAGGATTACGACATCGTCGATTTCATTGATGGAACTGGTGTAACGTCGAACGGTATTTTTATCGGCAATGGTAGGACGGATGGTACGAATTACGTGATCATCCAGCAATTCAGTAAAAACCGCAAGGCTGTGATTCTGCGTACCTATCAGGACTACTCCACGCAGACGGCGTTGTTGAAAATCAAGTTCCTTGGGACGAAGACCACGGCATAAGGCAAGAATTAAACAACCCCCTCGCTGATGGCACACAGCGAAGGGGTTTCCCTTGGGGGAGGAGACTGCCGCTCTTCTTCTCCGGTTTCGTTTCAATCGTTTCAATCCACGCTTTTTTCAAAGCGACAAGTTACTCCTTGGAAGCAATGATCTCCCAAGGAGTACGCTCTTCTTCTCCGGTTTCGAGTCATCCCCAATGCAAAGGACGAAGAGCCGATGAGACCCATGGAGGACACAGGGCGCGAATAACGCCGATCACTCGGTGGGGAGAACACCCTGTGCAGCAACGGAGCCGGAGTACCTACGCTCGATTATCCATCTCCCCATTTTCAATTTTCAAATCACTCGTGAGAGGGAGCGACCCTCCCACGAGCCGGGAATTTACGGGGAAAGCGTCCTCTCCCTACACCCGAGGATTTCAACATATACTCGCTTTCCCTTCGAGTCAACAAAAAAGTCCGGGCGGAAGATTGCTCCTCCGCCCGGACACCCAGTTACGGCCCGCCGAGGCCGTGAGCGATATAGTAATCTCAGTCGTCATCGTCGTCAAGGAGTTTTTCGAGTTTTGGAATAACGCTCTCCTTCCATTTGATCTGCTGCACCATTGTCCCGGACTTGTGTTTCTTTCCGGTGTCCAGAAGTACAGCGTAGGGTTTTCCTTCCTCCGTCACCACCCAGGAGTCTCCGATTCGTTCCTGATAATCGAGTTCCGCAAGAAGACTGTTCACCCTTCTCGCGCCCTTGCGTCCCTCGAAACCAAGAATTTCCCCAATCTGCGTGGGAGTGAACATCTGTTCTTGATTCTCGCTCTTGAGCTCAATTTGAGTAACTTGAAGCAGAGAAATTCCTTGCTCTCGGTAAAGAGTATTGTCTGCGGAAACAAGAGCGGCGTGGCCTTCGATCCCAGCAATTTGAACAAACTCATGATATACTTTGAATTTTCGTATCGCAATCTCTTCGGGAAGGAGAGATGCCGCAGGAGCTTCGTACCTTCCTGTTTTACGAATCTGAGGAAGTACCTCTGCCGTTACCCAATCAATGAAAGGCTCCGCTTGAGGTTTATCACTCCTCAGAACAAGGCGATAAAGGCCCGCCTCTGAAATTATCGAAAGATTCTGGATACCTCCAAGGGTGTCGGTTGAAGCTACCCCCTTATGCTTCTCTGGTATACGTGTCAAAGCATCCCTATGATTCTGAATCCCCAAAATCTCGCATACATCCTTTGTCACGAACCAAGGTTCTCCGTCTCTGAGAACCGTTCTGACGCCTTTGCCTTCAAACTCAAACTTCACCAAATCGTTCATGTTAAACCTCACAAAAACGAAAATCCCGTGCACGTCGGAAGGAACAGAGAGATGTTCTGGGCCGAAGCCCCCGTACACGGGAATGCAACAATCGCTATGTCTGTCTCTCTATCGGCTTCCGACCGATAGAGAGAACTATAAGTTCAAAGAACTTGGCGTCAAGTAAAAAACTCCTCACAGGGAAATTGATGCCCAAATGTCTCGAAGAACATTCCTGTGTTCCTTCTCCGTCAACTCGGCGATTTCGCGAGAAGACATCCTCTGATCCATTTGTACTGCTGCAAGTTCATTAGCCATGTGACACCTCACAAAAAATCCCTGTGCGCCGGAAAGAGCTACGAAGAAACTCCGGGCCGAAGCCCACGCACAGGGAATGCAACAATCACAAATGGTTTTCTTCGCATCGGTTTCCGGCCGATGCGAAGAAGATAAGCTCAGTCATCATCGTCGTCAAGCGGGTCTGATAAAAATTTCGCTGAGCATCTCGTTGACGTTCGTGGTGATGGTTTCACTTATCGTTCGCATTCTGATATTTTCAGGCGAATTTTCTCTTGGACAAGTTATATCAACGCTTGGCCCGTCGTCACCATTGGTGACAATGAGGTAGTAATTCTCACCTTCGATGTTTATCCGACGACGCTTGCCCACATTTGGTTTCGGCATCTTCATATCAGTCATCATCGTCGTCAAGCACAATTTTCTTTTTTCTCCCCCTTCGTGGCTTGGGGGCCTCCTGAACCGGCTCCGGTTCAGGAGTCACAGACTCTGTCGGCTTCGGAGCTTCCTGCACCGTCTCTTTCACAGGGTGTCCCATCTTCGTCTGCAACCACTGTTCTCTCAAACTTGTCTGTTTCATATCTCACCTTTCCAAATCTTGAAGGAGAAGTTTTATAGCGCGGGGCTTCGCTTCTTCAATCTCCTGTTTTTTCCATCGAGTATTGTTCTGCGCCCCGTGTATGCACATTCCTCCCTTTCCGTAGAGGAAATCCATCATACCCTGCCAGAGCCATTCGTAAAAATTACCGACAAACTCCTTCTCTCCGTATGCCACTTTCCCTTCGAGGATGAGTTCCGACACATCGAAGATGTTTGCGAGAACCTTCTTCACCATCGCATCTTTCTCTCGTGCCTGGAAAAGAAGCTCCGGCGGGATGTTCATCAACATGAGATTGATGAACTGCGCGAGGTTCTCCGCAATCCACATCGCAGGGTCTTCAAAGCGTCCACTACTGTCCCACATTTTGTGGAACTCATATTGGAGTCCATACTTTTCCCGCTGTTCTTTCAGGTAGTCATCTACCCATTGATCTTTCTTTTCTTCTTCCATCAGATCACACTCTGTTCCTGGGGACGCCGCTCCACGGCAAATACGCCTGCTTCGGGAATCAGGTCTTCCTTGAACCCAAAGGCGGTACGAGCGACAGTGTTGATGAGCATCGCAAATTTATCCTGTGGGATAATCTGTGCATACTGGGAAAGAACCTGGAGACCGTTCAGAAGCTCTTGCGAATCGTTGGTCTCGCGAACGAGAGTGTCGCTCAGAAGAATCTCCGGTTCCAGATCGAGGAGACCCTTGGGAAGCCTCTCGTTCAAGAGTTCACAGTCAAAGAGGTAGATGATGCCCGGTCTCAGAATGCGGTTCTCAGCTTCCCTCAGAAGGGCCTGAATGACCTTTGCGGAGGAGTTGAAGGCCATGTTCATGTTGCTGGTTGTCCGCAGCGCAGAGGACACGTCAGAGCCGTCTGTGAGCAAATTTGGAATCTTGGTGATCCTTTCCATCTCCGAGAGCACGAGTTCCAACATGGGAGTGAGCTTCTCCAAATTGGAAGGAACCTGCGTGATGGTGATGGGATATCCCTTGAAGTTGGGAGAACCGAACGCCTGAGCGCTGTCGAACTCGATCAGTTGATCCTCGCTGATGTCGAGGATGATGTTCCCGTTCTTGTCCCGCTTGAAGTATTTGTCCGGATCGTCGATGACGCTCCTGTCAACCTGAACGAACATGCCCACGCTCTTCCCTACGCTTCTGTCCATAGCATCCAGAACGGAGCCGTAGATTTTGGCGAAGGGGAGGCAGAAGTCATAAACCGAGTATCCATACATGCTGTCGCAGTTCCGACGGAACACGGTGGTGAATACGCCCAGATGCTTGTCCAGCACGTCCATTACCCGAGCCCGAAGCACATATGAACCGGAGAAGTAAATCTCGCAGGGAATGTAATTCTCGTGCTTCATGGTTTCGGGAATTTCGATGTCCAACTCCTCCACCTTCGCCTTGGTGAACATGCCCCGAGCGATCATCACGTCATACTCGTAGTTCATGATCGGGTTCACATTCCTGAAGAGCATGGTGTAAGGTATCCAACAACCCTCGGTATAGTCGTCGAGATACTTCCTGATGTTCCTGTTGATCTTGTCGCTGCCGGAGACGTTCATCTCCGCCCAACTCATGATGTCGCCGCGAGTGAAGCGTTTCACACGAAAGACGCATCGTCCAACCTGAGAGAAAGAATAATCGGGGGTGAACCAAATCTGCGAAGGATGTACCCTTTCCGCCACCGCCTGTATTTTTCTTTCGATCTTGAGTCTTCCTCCTACGATTCGCTTCTCCGTTCTGACGGCATTGTCATCGATCCAGAGAATGCCGAGAGGAAAATTGGCGGTGTCCTTGATCACTTCAAGGTATTCCTGCATGAAATTTGTGCGATTGAAGGTGCGCTCGATACTCTCTTCATATTTGCGCATCTCTTCTTCGTTGTGCCTGATGGCTTTCTTCCGCAGATACTCCTCGAAGGCAACCACGAGATCACTCATCGCGTTGAAATCAAAGGCCTGCGGAATCTCGTCGATGCGGACATCGTTCTCCTCGATGAAGGCTTCGATGTTTGCGGAGAGAAGTCCCGCAAGTTCTTCCATCTCTTCCTGGTTGATGGTGATATCCTTGTTGCTCTTCAGTTTGAAGGGCTTGTTGCCGGTCTTCGCGTAAGCATGTTCCGCCAGCGAAATATAGTCATAGACCTTGATGGTGCTTACTTTCTGAGCCACCTTGAGGAAAGGGGAACAGGATTTCATCCGTTCCTGCACCTCCTCCGTGGTGCAGATGTCTTTCAGGTCTTCGTCGCAGAGCTCGCAACTCTCTCCCTTCTCCTTGTTGCAATCGCAAGGCTTGTCCCAGCCCTTGTTGTAGGGTTTGATGAAATCAAGCTGGGGGACGGAACTCGGTTGGTTCGGGTCTTCGGATGCTCGGAGATATGCCGCCTGAATGTCAAATGTCGCGCCGCAGTCGTTCCGATAAGTGATCCCGGTAAGCATCAGCATGTGAAGCTCACCGGCCAAATCCTTACCATCTACGGATGCTTCCCTGTCCGGCTTTATAATGATTGACATTTCTCTGTTTCCTGTTGATGTTCTTCAATATGTTCACGCAGGGATACTGCGCCGCTTCCACTACATCGCACGATGGACTGTCCTTGTCGATCTGATCCGAGAGCAATTTGGAACGGGTCATCTTGTAATGATAGCCTCCAAGGAGCCCGTCGATGAATTTGTCGCAGTCCGGGTGTACAATCAGTTTCCCCTGATCCACGAAGTATTTCAAGCTATTTATGCGTACATCCTCTTCCTGGTTCCGGACTCTCGGAAGCTCGATGGAGAAGGTGCAGGCACCCTTCTTGTTCGCGTCCCGGAAGAGCATCTGAAGCACGTTCAAGGCGCTCTCCGTGGTGTCCGACATCCTGCTCTTCCCCAGCCACGCGCTCGCCGGATCGGGAACCACGATGATGTTTCTGTATTTGAGCTCTTTTTCACAGTAAGGAATGAGGAAGGAAGCTATCTGCTCGCGAGTGCTCACGTTGTCGGCGAGAGTGAAGACGAACTCCTTGAAGAAGTAGAGCACGTCTCCTTGCTGTTGGAGACAGATCAGAGCCGCGTGTCCGCCTGGATCGAAGCCCACTATAATGTTTCCGTCTTTGAGCTCCATTTTCTTGACGCTCTTGTCGCGGTTGAACCCTCGGTAGATGGCCGCTTCACCCGACATGGTGTCCGGCAGACCGAGGATGTAGCGCCGTACCGCACTGTCATCCCGGTATATCTGCTTGAGCCAGTACTCATACCCTGTCCACGGAATGCGTACCAGCTTGTCTCCCTGCTTTTCGGTCTTCTCGAAGTGGCGTGTGAAGTTATAGGCTTTGGGATTGGGAACCCAGACAACTTCCTCCCCCTCGAAACGAGAAGAAGGGTATTTCTTCTTTACCGCTTCGTCGGTTACACGTTCCAGAGGTATGGGGAGGACAGGACTCGGAGGAGTAAAGAAGACGAAAGGAAGGTTGCTGCGATCTTTCTTGTCGTACCATTCCTCGTAAAGCGCATGAGGACGTGAGGGAATGTTGATGTCGGCAAGGACAATGGAAAGTCCGGACTGACCGGAAAGGGTGTATTCCTTCCCGTCGATGACATGAGAGATGACAATCTTCTCCGCACGCCAACGTCCGCAGCGCTCGATTGCGGTGGTGACTATGTTCCAGGGAATGGCTTGAGCCTCCGGAATCATCGCGCCCAGGAACTCGTGGGTCTTCAGACGCTCGAAGGCCTGCTCGTTGTCAAAGCCGTGGCATTCGATCACCATCTGCACCGTTGTTCCGTCGGGAAGGTCATGCTCGATGTGGATTTCCTTCGGGTGCATGGAGTGAGTGGTGAGAATTGAACGATCCGCTTCCAATATCTCCGGCGAGAATATGGCCTCGGTGAACTCGTTGCGGAGCGTGTTGTAGGCGGACTGCTCCGACTGACGGATGAAAGCCCATTTGCTTTCCCGCACCATCCTTGCGCCTTTGCGATACGGAGACACCATACAGGAGAGCTTGTATGCGGAACGAACGACGAACTCCGATGTCTTTCCTGTTCCTACCGCGCCATCCATCGCAAAGAGAGATTTGTCAGGCTGAAAAAATATCTGCCTGAAGCAATGCTCGAAGAAAGGATCGACGAGCCGTTCTCTCAGAATGACATCATTCATTTTTCTTTCTGACGTCGAGCCACTTGTCGTATTTTTTACAGAGTTTTTCTACGCTCTTCTCCCATTCGCATGACTCATTCTCTCTATAATAATTAAGAGCCAAGTGAATGAGCATGACTTCTAAATCTGTAAAATCCAAATCTATCTTCATTTAAGCATACCTTTCTGTGCCTAACGAGGGTTCTTCTGATAAACACTTTTATAACGAGAACTTAGACATCGTGCTTATCGAATACCGATTTGATGCGCTGCTCGCGCAGCTTCCTTACCGATTTGCGATCGATCAGCATCTCCTTCGGGGCATCGATTCCCAGTCGCACCTGATTGGTGTCTTTGTAAATATCGAGGACACGGAGAGTGATGTCTTCTCCAATGAAAACCTCACTGTTCTTCTCTCCCGGCTCCAACAGTAAAATCAGCATCTATCACATTCTCCAATTCGGGAGGCAGAGGAGGAACCTCGTTGTTTCCCCTGACCACCACTGTGTTGTTCACCACGACGCCCGTATTCTGACCGCCTTCATCCGTGATCCTCACGGCACGATCAATGTTCGCGCTGTGAAAGTCAATAGCGTTCTTCTCATATTTGTTGAAAGAAGTGGCCGTCGCAAAACCACTGTCGATCAGCGTCCTCGCTGAGAGGTCTCCCAGCCTGAACGCCTTGGCTTCCATGTACCTTCGACGAAGGGTTGGGGAACTGGTGACGATCATCCTGAACTCGTCCTCGGAGACACTGAGCTCATCGCAGATGTCCCGTTCCTTCACTCCGTTCGCCAGAAGCGTAAAGAGATATTCCGTACCGATGGTATTCTCGATGGCGATGGACTTGTCCCGTAAGTTCTCAACGGAATTGACCACGCCCTTCGCCAGCAGAAACTTCGGTCTGTCAACCAGTTCCAGTTGCATTTATCGTCCCCTTCCTCGCACATACTCATGCAGCGTTTGGCGATACTCGTTCATGCGCTTGTTGTAACCAGTGTTGACAGGAGCGGTAGTGTTTCCACTTATGTACTGATTCAAAGTACCTACCTGTCCTTCGCCGCTTCGTACCCTGTCTTTCATAGCGCTCGTGGCTACTCTACCCTTTCCGCATCCGCATCCCATGTTGAACCTCCTTTGATTTATGGGAATGATTCTAATTTATTATATTCGCTCTTGCTCTGTTCGCAATCATTTTCTGGAAGCTCTTGTGTCCTTGGCCCCGTTCCTCCAAGACTTCGTATTTCTGCTCGTCCACTGTCTTCTTCAACCAAAGACGATAGACCCATACCTTGTCCGCTTTCTGCCCCTGTCGTGCGAGACGCCGAACGATCTGGTAGTCATGCTCCCAATTCCAGGTGGGCGAGTACACAGCGAGAATGTTCCCTCCTCCTTGTAGGTTCAGAGACTTGGAGCTCCGAGCATATTGAAGAAAGAGATACTTGATTTCTCCCCTGTTCCAACGCTCCACCACGTTTGGTGATGTATCGGGTACACCATTGGGATAGTAATCCTTGAGCATTTGAAGATCGTATTTGAAAAGGTACGCAATGACAATGGGAACATTCCCATGCTTCTTCTCTATCGCTGCAATCATGTGATTGAATTTGGCGATACGATCAATAAAGAGATAAACCGATTGCTTCCCTTTCTTCAGAACTGTACGCACATCGCGCTCCGTCATCTCCTGTAGAGTTTTTTCCGAAAGACGCAGCTTCTCGTCCACGTACACAAACCCATTCGCCATCTGGGCCAATTTGTTGGAGAGGCTCAAAGCATCCAGAGATTCTTCTGTATCTAACTGCCCTGTTTCCGTGGTAATAACGCTGTTCAAACATTGTTCTTTCTCTACCTTCTGGTAAATCTTCAAAGCGTTTTCGCTTAGGTCTTCCCATACATTGACAACTTCTACGGGAACCTCTTTCACAATGGCGAACGAGTAGAACAGATGTGCTACTCGTTTCTTGATTTCCTCACTCGCACCTCTACGTAGTTCGTACCGTTGTCCAACACGATTGGGCAAGGGTATGGCGCGACAAAACCGGTGTCGGAAATCTGTAATGGTAGGGGAAGCAAGGGCCTCTCCATTGTCCAGATATTTACATAATCCCCAATAGTCAATCGCATCGTGGGGCGCAGGTGTTGCGGTGGAGATGATTTTGTATTCTGCATCTCTGGAAAGTTCCTCAAGTATCTTTCTCCATTTGCTGTCATGTCCTTTGAGACACGAGCCCTCGTCGGCATAAACGAAATCAAAATGTATATCGTGTTCGTTATTTGATAACCAAGTGAGCAGCCATTGAAGATTGTTATAAGAAACACAAAAGACATCTCTGCTTTCCATCCAATCACAAGACAAGATGGTTTCGCGTTCTCTTTTATCACCGGTAAGAACGGCAACTTTGAGGTCTTTGAGATGATCCCACTTGAGATGTTCTTTGCTCCATGTTTCCTTGATGCCCATTGGAGTGGAAACGACAAGCATCCTCATAGAGAATCTCTCGTAAATCCTCGTTGCTCCGAGGAAAGCGGTAAGACCAATGACAGTCTTACCGCTTCCGCATTCAGGAGCAATGCAACCAACTTTGTTATTCAATATCCAATCAATCGCCTTCTTTTGTTCAAGGTGAAGATCACTGAAGTTCATTTGGTTTCCTTCCTGGTTTGTTATAAGGTTTATATAAATCTTCTTCTGTTAATTCTCCCAGCTTATATCTCATGACGAGCATATATGTACTACGTAAATCTCTTCCTGTCTTGGCTCGTACTTTTTCCATCAACTTTCTGTCGCTGAAGGTAACATCGGGAGAATATTCAAAATGAATTGATTCTTTCTTTTTTCTTTCCTTTTCTAATTCTTTTTGTACTCTTTTTTTTAACTCTGCATTTGACAGTCCTTCTTCAAATATAGAGCCTTTGTATTCCTTATTGTATCCTCGTACTATATGCTTTAATACTTCGTTATATAATTCATTTTTCATAAATCACCTATGCACTTTTTTGAGAAGTTCTTTTTTCCCTATCATTCCATCAATGTATTTTTCTAACCTTGCTCTTGCAGTGCATTCTTTTACACCGGTTATTTTCATGATCTCTCTAATATATATTCCTTTTATTTCCTTATCGTTCAAATCTATATAATGATCTTCAAGGTTACTTCGCAATTCTTTTTCCAGTTTTGTACTTCCCGGAATATCATCCAAGAGATGACCTCTCGGTACATCTCTTAGTTTCCTCCATTCTTTATTACCATATTCTTGAGACATGGTTATTCACTTTTTTGTTGGTTCACCGTTAGACATTTCTATCTTTTCCAAACCTTTGAAGAAAGTTGTAGAATAATTTGTATTCACCATTAAAGTTGTTTCATCTTCAGAAAGATAAATTGATTCAACTTTTCTGAAGTTTGGATAGAAAGGATGAAATCCTGCATTCATAGCACCTATAGCTAAACCAAAAACTCCCATTTTTCCTTTGTTCATCTCTGCCATGATCAATCCTCTTTTTTCTTTGGTTCAAGTTTTTCTTCCAGTTCTCTTACACGTTCAAAGAGTATTTGAATTTTTCGATTTGTTTCGTTTTCAAATTGTTTACGAAAATCTTTGAAATCTTCAAATACAACCACAATGTGATTGATTATCCAAAATATAAATGCTCCTATTCCAAATACGCTCGCAATCATTCCTATAGCACAGAAAACTTTTTGCATCTCACTCATGATCAATCCTCCTTTGCAATGAACGTATATACTCCATACCACGAACAACAAGCATAAATCAAGAAATTTCGTATGAACATATCCACTCTATGGTCATACTCGTAGAGGTCTCTGTTTCTCTCTGTTGACATATAGTAATCTTTGTGCAAAGCATAATCGCAGTACTTCCAGAGAAAGAGACCAAAGCCAGACCAGAAACCACAGAACCAGACGAAGAAGAGAATACGAAAGATTATTGATTCAATCATTACTTTTCCTCCTTAATCGTGTATATCTTCTTACGCATTTTTCGCTGCCGCTCTTCCTCGTCCATGCTTCCTTTCACGTGACCGAGGAAAAACCCAAGTGTGAATACCCAGAAGCAGATGAATAGCTCTAGCATTTCTTCAAATCCTCTTTGAGTCTTTCGTGGAAGGTTTCTTCGTCGTCGTCGCTGGAAAGAAGCCAATCGATACGTTGAATGTACACATAGGCTTCTTTTATTTTTTTCAATCCTTTGCGAAATTCCCTGATGGTTTCTGGTTTCCATCTACTTCTATTGTATTCATCTATCCACTGTTCTCTATCAATCCAAGAAGGTTGCACCTTATTGAGTGCTATCTCTTCAGCCAACTTGTCAAATACCTCGTTTCTTATACGATCTTGAACATAGTTAAAGTGTCCACCGCTCATTGTATTTCCTCCTTTATTGTCTCCGTGAAAATTTTCGCCTGTTGAGCCACGATGGTATTGCCGAGAGCAGAGAGGAGAGGTATTCGCCCGGTAAACCCATGAGCCAAAGGGAAAGTTCCGGGTTTAATCGGTCTCCACTTTCCGTCTTTGTATGGGAGCCATTCAACATCACTCCAGAAACTATCTGCGGAAGAGGTTTTCCGGTATCCCAGGGACGCATTGTCCCACCTCCACGACTCCCGTCTCTCGATGTCGGAGTGGGATACCCCGCACCAGTAAATTCTTTGTCGGATGTGCGGTGCGCCGACGCTTGCAGCAGGGAAATTTTTCGCCCAGACGGAGTAACCTGCGCCTTCGAGGTCATCGAATACAAGGTCGATCCAAGAGAGCGCAGCTTTCGATCCAACCTGTTCTCCAAGGACAAGGTGAGGTTTGCACTGCTCGATGAGCCAGTGGAACGCTGGCCATAAGTGCCGCTGATCAGCAAACCCCTTTCCTTTGCCTGCCTGGCTGAAAGGTTGACACGGGCAACTTCCTGTCCAGAGCTTTCCGTAATCTTTGACGACATAAGCCCACACCCCTATACCGGCGAAGAAGTGACACTGATCGTATCCATCGAGATCGGAAGGTAACACATCTTCAATGCTTCGTTCATCTATATCTCCTTTTGGTATTACACCATCCATCATTAACTGTTTGAGAGCTTCGATACAATAATCATCTATTTCGTTATAATAGACTTTCATTTTTTCTTCGCACTCTCTAAAAATTCCTCTACTATCTTTTTTATATGTTCTAATCTTTCTGCAAGTTTAATCTCTGATTCCTCCACCGAATATAAATTATTTTCTTCATTTTGACATCTTCTCGCTTTATTATATTTTATTCCCTCTACGAAAGTGGAAGAAATAGTTCCATTATTGCTAGATAATTCTAGTAAAATTTTTACACTATTCATTGATCTTTCCTCCACTATTCAAAATTTTCAAGTGTTCGATTAGATTTTTAACGTACTCCTTCATCATTTCTGCTTGCATTTTTATTCCTTCTCCTACTTCTTTGTACACATATCGTTTTTCCTCTTCGTTAAGTTTATTAAAGATAGATAACGGTAATCTGTATTCCACTCTATCCAATCTTTCTATGGGATAATTGTCCAACATTTCTTCATAATCATATTTTATTGTGCCAAATAGAATTGAATTTTCATCTGTTAATTCAACCTCACTACCATTTTCTATTTCCCACAATCTCATTAAATCTCTTACACGATCATAAGTTTTATTAAGAGTGTTCATTGATCCTTCCCCCTCGAAATAAGAATGTCCTTGAACTCTTCCAGAGTGCGGACGATGAAATAAGGTGTTCTGTTCTTCTTCATCGCTTCCGCCTCGACTTTCTGATTCTTCCGTACCTTGCCGGTCAGCGTCTTGAACTCCACGAGGAAGCATCTGCCTTCGCGGAAGAATATCCTGTCCGCGCCGCCGCTGCGACTGAAACCCTTGAATGAAAGCCATCCAACAGCTTTGGCAAGATCGCAGCACATCGTTTCGAGTTCTTGTTCTTTCATGTCTTTCTGTTGTCGATCCAGGTTCCTAGATTGTCAATAAGATTATCGATGAGTTCTTTTTTCTCGATACTGAAGTGCTTTGTATAACCTACATAGTAAGTATTCTTCAATTCGAGAAGGCTGTCATGAATAAGTTCAGCTTCTTCCAACGACATCGGAAAATCATATACACCATTGAACATGTGCGTTCCTCTAAATGTAAACCCTCACGTTACCATGAGGGTTTACATTGATAAATTTCTTTGAAACTGTTACGCCTCCACAGGAAGATGCTTCGCAAACTCCACCTCATACTTGCGAAGAATGTCCATACATTCCTGCAAATCCTTGATGGAATAGAGGATGACATCTTCACCGAGGAAATCCTGCGATGCTTTGAACTTCGCCTGATCTTTAGCGACATCGCCGAACCAAAGATAGAACACGAAGTTCCCACGATTTACCGCAACAACGTAAACATCCTTGGGTGAACGAAGCGGAAATGCCTTCCATTTCATAGCTTCGATCACTTTTACACAGGTGTTGCGGAGTTGAACGGGGATCACTCGTACAGGTTTCTTGCGTTCTTTCTTGCCTTCCATGCTGTACCTCCTGATTTTTTGGTACGTTTTCGTTTGCCCCTCAGTTGCTCGAACAATTCATCGTCAAATGAGTTGGCTCCTATTGTCGTGTCTCTGTTGACTACCATATTGCGAAGAGGTTTGCAAATGAAATTTTCACAATCTCTCTTCTCATTAGTTGCATTACAGGTGGAGAGATACATCATTTGATTGAATAACGGACACCTAATCGCTATTCTCACCATGGATTGAAAACTCCTTGATCTGTTCCATGATACGCAGGCACATCGCCGCAGTCTGCGCAAGCTCCTCGTAAAGAGCCATTTGATCTCCTCCTTCGCTGTGAAGATTATTCGCAGCACGCACAGCCTCGCCTGCCTCTTCCATCATCACAGCCGTCTGATGAACGAAATCGAAGCTCTTCCAAGGCCACTTATCGTCGGGATGATTGTGCATCGCATGACGAAGCTCATGGAGGACAGCAGCCATGTGCTCCGCCATATGATCTTCGAGCTTCTTTTTCTTGAGCTTCTCCTTGAGTTTGCTTTGCATTTCTTTGAGGTACTTTTCGCGCATTCGTTTTTTCAAGTATTCTTCATCAATCCAAGTACACAGCTTACCATCACAAATTCCAATAGTAAAACATGGTTCATTCATAGTAACCCCTCCTTCGCAAATTCTTCTTTGAGTGGTTCAAGCAATTCCCGAATCATCGGGTCTGCTTTGTCGGATATGCGCTGCTCAAATACATGTCGCCAAGTATCCGGGCTTGCATACATAATGAGTTTGGTTGCTACACTGTTGGGAAGGAACAGACGTGCCGCCTGTGCCGAGTGCCCCTCCGAAAGACAGTGAATATAATCTTTTTCTGCATCTAGCATTGCATCTAACCAATAGCGATACATATGTTTATCCATTTCAAAGTACATCTCTGGACTAACAAAGTCAATGTTATCGCGAAACTTTACATATCGCTGACTTTGTTGGAGATATACCACATCTTTGCGATAGCGCACGAGTTGATGAGATATTGCTCTGTTGGTGGTAATGAGAACGGGAATCCAATCGTCTAACTCTTCCCAAGGAGCAAGTCTTTTTTTGATACCTAAGTCTCCTCGCCAGAGAAGATAATCCGACGGAAAATCTGAAAAGAAATCAGAATAAATATCGGCCAAACTCGGTATTAAACCAGGATAAAATTCACATTGTATCGTGTCGCTCAAATATTTGATTTTCTTTGCCTGTTCTCTTACAAAACGCAGATTACAGGTTTTCCATTTGTTTATGTTATTATCCCTCCACCTGATCCTCGCAAACTCAAAGACACTCTCGTGTCCAAGTTTTACCATCCGCCGAACAAACTCCTCGGCGGAACCTTCTTTGATCTTGTCCTCGCTGGCATGACTGATCCGTCCCGCGAACTCGCAGCGCTCGTACAAGTTCATCTTGGGCCAGTCTGTGACAATGTGTGCTGATTGCTTAATGACTTTCATATTTTCCTCCTTACCCTTAGGAAAGTAAACATTGAAAAAGTTTGAAAAGACAAATGAAATAGATAAAAACAAAAGGTAAGAAAAAGAAAATAACAATGAGTTGTCCAAGGGGATTAAGCTCTCTCCATAGTTTTGCTATACAATCTTTAAGTTCTATCAACCATTCTCTCATGTCTTCCTCCTGTACATTTCTTCTCTAATTTCCCGAATGAGTTTTGTAAGCTCTTCGGAGAATTTTCTTTTCTGTTCTCTCACTCCTTCTGAAAATTTTTCATTGGAAATAGTTGCCTTTACCTGTTCGTTCCATTGCACCAAGGCAGTAACAATTAGTTCAAGATGTCTATCGCTGAAACTATCATCCCATCTTGCCATTGTCCTCCTCCTTCTTTTCGATTACCACCAGTACGTTATTTTCTACACTCAAAGCAATACGTCCTAAATCTAATTGTCTTTTTGCCCAATTAAGAAGGGCTATATTATGATCGGTTATCTGATTGCGAGAAAGATTGTTTATCTGTATTTGTTGTGTGTAAATACGAGCACAAAGTGCCCCTAATGCTTTCCAACCTCTCGACATTTTTGGAAACTCTTCGTACTCTTCACGAGCAAGAATATAAAGTTCTTCGTTGCTCATATCCTCTAAATCTTTCATACCAATATCTTCTATTGTATTCTTACTCATACGTCAAATCCTCCAATCAAATCTTGAGCCTGTTGAATGTACCAATCGTAGTTTATCTCATAACTAGCGACAGACATCCAATCTTCAACATAATTGTACACAAAAGCACACGCACCTTTGTTGATAGCAATCCTCCGTTCTTCAGTTTTTCCTTTGAGAGGAGGCATAACTTTAGTTAGTTCAGCCCCCATATGAGATATGAGATAACGACTGTTCCTTTGAATCTCTTCTTTGCCCCAGAACAATCGCGAACTTCTATTGACATTGGTGCACAGAAAGAAATCGAAGATGTCATTGTGATTTCTAATGTACTCTTCGATATTCTTCCCGTCAAGAAGATAAGCGCAAGCTGCCTTTTGACTCACGACGTTGCTGTGATTTTTATGCCACACCACCCCGCCTGGTGATCCCGTGTACAGTTCTTGCCAGTTATACGCTCCTTTGGCTTTGATTTTTCCATTTATATCCTTCGCCACATAGTTGTTCACGTCTCGAATGAACATGCTCTCATACTCGGTAGTCTCAAGCTCCATCTTCGTGAGCTTTTCCCATTGTGAAAGAACATCCTGACATCTCTCCCTGTCATCTTCATAGATAACAAAAGATATGCCGTCGGTGTTGGCCTGTATCAACTCGATAGTTGGTAAGGTTTGCACCAGCATATCCCAGAGCATAAGCAGGAATAACTGTCCATTGATAACTGTGCGCAAACTGTACTCGGGATCGTACAGGACGGAATAAATGCTGTTGGTTTTCCCATAGGTTCCGTTCAGAGCCAGCTTGAGCATCTTCGCTCGCGCCGGGTCTGTCTTCTTGTATGCCATGCGCTCGTCCTTGAGCCCAGCGTAGATGCTGGTAAACTCCTCGGGAAGATGCTCGGGCTTCATCCCGTACTGGATGGCGATAGAGGGGTAGAAAGACGCCACATCCACGTCGAGTATGATGCGCCCGTTCCCTTTGCGATACGCGCCCCATGGGACAGCAGAATGGATGCCTCCCTTGCCAAGCTCAAACGTAGCCCCGTGACAAGTGACGGAGATTTCCCGATCTGAGTATTTCTCTTTGAGCTCGACAATCTCCTTCTTCGCTGCCTTCCATTCGTCTGACTTCTTCTCGTAGTCTCCAAGTTCCTGTTCCTTCTGTGCAATCTCATGCTTGCCCTGCTGATAATCAGAAAGCTCGCTCCACTCGAAGCGCATCCCATCCACGTACACCCGCAGCTTCTTCATAAAGTTAAGCAGATCGCGCAACTTCCTCGCCTCGAAGCGCACGTTCGGAAAGATGATGTCTCGCAAGTCCACGTGGCTCCTGGGCGTCTGCTTCATCGTGCGGATGGTTTCTCCGTACTCCCCCTCTTCGTAGGTGTACAAGGCGTTCAGGCCCACTTCCTCCTTGAGTCTGCGTTCGATGAGCTTTTCCCCAATCTTGGTATCGTTGTAGTTGAGAACTTCGATGCCCCACGTGTCCATCAGAGACTTGCGGAAATCCACCTGCTCCGCAGACATTTGGCGAAACTGGTAAGTGGCGAGAACATCCTCGATGTTATACTCGATCAACTTCTTTACTTCTTCCTCGGTACTTACCTGGTGATCAAAGCCTTCGGTGTATTCCAACACTGTGCGCCTGCGCATGTTGAACTCAAGACGCTTGAGGGAGACTGTCTTGGCCTTGTTATCAAAGTGATGAACTTTGAAGAGATCGAGTTGAGGAACAATCATGTCCCTGTCCCAGATAGTATGAGCGAACCTGTTCCCCTGCGCGGCATCTTCAATTATTCGAGTGGAGAAATTGAAAATATCTTTGCAGAGTTCTTCTTCCTTGCTTCCATCGAAGTGTGAAAGATTGTTCAAGAGATGATGAATGACAGGATAGTCATAATGGTAATTATTAAATCCTACCATGAGATAGTTCTTTCGCTTGAGCCAACGAATGTATTCTTCCAGGTCATATACCGTCTCTACAAATTCATTCAATCTGGTATAATTACATTCATAGCCAGCATGATACGTAGTAACTCTACCTATGAAAGGATCGTAAATTGTACATAGAAACATATTCGGCAATGTTTCTATGTCATACATAACCTCTCTAGTCAGCATTACATATCTCCTGCAACGTCATATAGAGAAGATGGACTTTACGTTCGATATACTTTCTACCTACTTGAGTCGGATGATGAATGTATATCTTTCCGTTCTCATGATCAACGCTGACGTGCAAATCATCCAGAAGCCAGCGCACAAGTTCCTTTCCTGCCTTGCTCACTGCCCATTCGCAGTCCATTGGGATTCTATCTTTCACAGGATAGTCGCGAAAGAGAGTATAAAGAATGTCAACCAAATCGTTCCACTCCTCGAAGTTGCTCATTATCATTCCTCGTCTTTTGGCATTTCTACTTCTATGTTTAGAATACCTTTGCGAATATCTCTTTCGAGAGACTTTACATCATCCAATAATACTTCTGTTGCCAGAGATAATGTTTCAAGGGAATGAAGAAGTACTTCTTTCTTCATATTTACATCGTTTCTGCGCGTGTTACAAGTATAAATAACAGAGTGTAGATCGGTTATATGCCTCACTAACTCAACTTGTCGATTGAGTACTACCTCAAGGTCAGTGAATTTTCCCCAGTCTTTCATTGTTCCCTTCCAAACATTGGGCTTTTGTCAAAAGAATTACAAAGATGCGATACTTCGGAAAAAGCATCTGGGCATCCCTGAAACATACCATAGCAATTAGAACATCCTCGAACCATCTCACCGTCTATGATTATGTGATTACTATAGGAATCACCTTTGAGTTTCCCATAATCTCTGTTGAGAGATGCAATTAGTTCCAATTCTTCTTTAAGATTTTTAGGTTTGGGATTACGATTCAACTTAATCTCGTTGTATTCTTCATGAGTGATCATTGTCGTTCCTCCTTCACAGTCACAAAAGGGGCGCAGCATTGCACCGCGCCCCCAATCCTCCCTTCCTCATCCCATCACACAAGATCATCTATGCTGATTCCACGCTTCTTGGCCCTTTGAGGTGTGGGATCGAGCTCGCTTTCCTCTTCCTCTCTCTGCACAGGGCTAGGAAGCTCACGCTCCACCGTCCCGAAACCTTTGAGCACGTCGTTGTCGCTCATGCCGCCAAGGCGCTGATCATCTTCAGCAAACTGAATGGCAACGAGGTTGCTCCAAAGATCAATTCCGTCGCGCCCTGCCTTGGCCCGAAGCTGAACCTTGGCGTTCACTCGGCAGCCAGGATAAAAAATCTTGTCCTCCATCTCGGGATCGACATTCCGCTGGAGCCTACCCCGCTCGTCCACGTAAGCAGCGGGATATTTTTCGTCATTAGAAGTCCTGAACGTCCGATATTGCTCCCCTGTTTTTTTGTCCACATATGGTTTGAAACGATCGTTACGAGCTTCGGAGGGAGACTTGACAGAAGGATCAACCTTCTGCATCTGCTTCAGTGCAAGTTGTGCAATTTTCCTAAGCTCTTCCTTCTCCTCTTCGATGTAAGTAAAGGCTGCCACTTGCCGCCCAGTCGCCTTGCCTTTATACAAGTTAGGCTTCCAAAGACAGAAAAAACTCATACGAGCATTGTTCATCTGGAAGATACCATTTTCTTCGTCAAGAATGTTTACTGTTACCATACTCATTTCTGTTCTCCTTTTCTGTTATCTATTTAGAGACCCGGAAACACTATTGCCTCCGAGTAATGGACACATTATCGTGCCCAAAAACTTTTGTCAAGCAATTTTACATAAGGCTTGCGAGCTTTTTCCACTACAAGTTCACTGTATTGATCCTCGGTGAGCAAACCTTTTAATCTTGTTGGGTTCACTGCTTTCTTTCGCACAAAAGATTTAGCATTTTCACCGAGAAATTCTTCGATTTTCTCCACCGCTGCTTCATCGTCCTTAAATTCGGTAATAACAGTGGGTCTAATATACTTTACTCTACTGTCATCCTCCATATTACCGAAGCCTTCAAAGCGAAGAGCGATTTCATTCTTCGCATCGTTCTGAAACTTCTCTACTTGTTTCGAGAGAAGGAAACGATCAACGAGGGTACTATTGTCCAACTCTTTGAAATCTTCCTCACCTTCGATAAAATCTCCTTTACCTTGTGTATAAGTTATAATATCGTTGAACTCTTTACACCAGAGCTTTGCATTGCAGTACATGCAGTGACTTCCAGGTTTACCTTTGGAACCAAGCGCATATGCTTCCCGCAATCCCGCTTCAAATGCGGTATCCCTCCAGTACTTGAGGCTGTCCGGTGAGATTTCCCAAACGCTTATGGGGAAGCGGATACCTATAATTCCAAGCTGAATGGCGCTGATCCCTTTCCAGTTTAAAGCGTCCATAATACCGACAGCGTAAGCGAGAAGTTGTTCGTTGCCCTCGGCTTTGACTTCCTGCCGCCCGGTTTTCAAATCCCATACGTGAAGCGTAGAACCTGTTTGAAATACCAGATCGACGGTTCCCCACATGGCATACTTGTGAAGAACAACGCTCTGCTCTTGAAGAAACCAATCAGCGTTCTTGAGCATCTTCTTTGTTTCTTCGATGGCTTTGACGAACTTGTTAATGAACTCCACATCCTCCGCCATCTTACGAGAAGCATACCGAGCAATCTCGCCAGAGAGGTTTTCATACAACCAACCTTCGTTATCAGAGCTTTTCGCTCTTGTCGAATTGCAATACTTCTCAAAAATTTGATGGCAGACTGTTCCATCATTCGCAGCCTCTTCATCTTTCTCGAAGATAGCTCGCACTGCGGGATTCTCATGACCCATCGCAGCCAAAAAGTCCGCACGTTTGCTCAGAAGAAACTCCCTGCCCGGCGACGCCGGGCAGTGGAGATACTTGTGCAGGTTTGAAGGGGAGATGTATGCGTGCCACAGAGGAACACTGTGCTTCTTGGCGTAAGCTCTGATCTTCTCTTCGTTCTCTTTCATGTCATTGTCCCATCTGTTCCGATACCCATCCGATGGCGTATAGAACCCCAACAATAGCGCATAACCAGAACATCCCGCACCTCACCAATGAATGTACTTGTTGGGATGCTCGGTATGTTCCTCGTAAATCCTCGTGAGATCATCTCCGATCCGCTTGTTCCTTCCGTTGCGACAAAGAAACTTGATCAGCTTCCTTTCCGGATCAATCTCCTGAACAAACTTCTTCAGGAACCCGCTTTCCTTGAGCTCCATGAGAGCATCTTCGCCCTCGTCGCAAGTTGCATAGTCCGACTCCTTGAAATCCTCGATGGAAACCATGTTGCGCGTTTCCTTGTTGAGAATTGCTGTAACGAACTCGATGTCCACACCAACACGCTTGGCTTCTTCCAGGCGCTTGGTATCGTAAAGGGAAAGCTGATCCGGGTAGAACTCTGTGGTCTCCAAAAGATCGGCGAGATAGAGAGACCAACGATCCATATCCAGGTACCAAACAAACTGGGCAGGCCCTTTGAAGAAGGGATGCTCACCTTGTTTGGGAAGACTGTTCGCCAATGGGATGGGGCCAAGGTTCTCATTCACAATCTTGTCGTCGTCCACATCCTCGATGGTGGAGAACGAAGCCACTTCCTTGTCCAAGCCCTCCTTGAACCGTAGTTCTCTGTGTGTGATTGTGGGAGCGGTTGTGGGAGCCTCCTCTTTCGGTTGTTCCACAACTTTCTTCTTGCGTGCTCTGCGCTTTGATTGCTCCTCTTCCTGCTGCTCCGGTTCGGGTTCGCTTTTCTCCTCCGATTTCGCAGGAGCTTGATCTTTCTCCGGCGAATTAGAGCCATACTCGTTCTTGAACTCTTCCAAGTAATCCTCCAAACCGGAGAGAACAGCTTTGTAAACTATCCCTCGTGTCCTTGGATGAATCCTATTCTCTTCAAAAATACTAATGAGTGATGCGAGAGCATAGATATCAGCCTTCATTTTGTTCTCCTTAAATCCTTTGGTTCTCAGACGTGAATACATCTTCCGTCCTACGTAGGTCTTTCTCGAAGGGATCGGTCAATCCATTTGAAATCTGATCTCCTTCCTCCTCTCCATCAAGGAGTTCTTCAAGAAAACTACTGTCCTTTGGTTTTGCTTTTGGTTCATCCTCCTCCAAAAATTTCTTCGCCTCCTCCTTGCTCGGATGTATGAGCACTTCAGCTTTACTGTTACGAGCAAATTCTATTACTTCTTCCTCGTCATCGTCAAAGAGATCATCAACAGATACCGATGGTTTGAGTTGTTTACGTTTCCCCATCAGTACTTCTCTTTGATCGGTAGTGAGCTTCTTTCCAAACTCCGCCTCCATGTCTTTGACTTCTTCCTTGGTGAAGGTTTGCTTCTTCTCCCAATCTTCGTCAAGTTCCCCTGCTTCACCAACCCTTTTAGGAACGATGACACCCTGTCCAACAAGTTCATTCAGAACCACGTAAGTATCTTCGAGGGTGCGTACCGTCTCACGAGTAAGGAAAGAATCTTTCTTCCTCAAAATGTCAAAGAGATTGGCATATACACTCTCGTCAAACTGTGCGCCATTGGCTACATATCTGCTCAGAGTGTTATAACTAATGTCGAAGCCGCTCTCTTTTACGAGAACGTGAAAGTTTCTCATACCTCCAGCGAGAAGAGATATAATCTTCAATGTTTGAGGGGAATCCAATTTTGGTATCATATAGTACCTCCTTCTTTGGACTTAAAAAAGTCCTTTAATGTTCTCCGCGTAATACGCAGAGCTTCCTCAACTTCCTCTTTGGAAGCAAAACTGATGACTCCAAAACTTTTAATAACTTGACCACCAATACGAATGGCCCTTTGATCAAGTTCCGCTCGCAGAAATCGGAGCGCTTTCTGATTCACCATGCTTGGCTCACCATTTACACCGATCTTTTGTAAATAGTCAAGCATAAATTTATCGAGAATATCGTCGGTGAAAGGCATATCACCAAGAATCTGATGAAATTCGTAGAACGCAAGAGCGGTAGGCGATTTGGTAGAGCGAATTACCTTTTGCCTGTCAGGTGTATCCTGGCTGTACTGCAAAAGAGTATAGTCTATGGGATACTCCATAAGCTCGGAATACACAGTATCTATAAAGGTATCGCTATCGAGAAGCGCATAGAGTTGAGCGTAATACTCACGCTCTTTCGGCGCTGCCGTGTTGATGAAAGGTTGGATACGTGAATCTCGTTCGTCGATAACCAACCCATCAATGTAGTTACTCTGGAAGAATACTCTGGTGTAAATTTTCTGATTGTATGTATGCTTCCCGTACTTGACATCTATTTCCTGCACGTCGTCTGTGAGAAGGGTTTTGAGTTGAGAGAGAAGATTGTATCTTTCTCTGCCCTTCACATAAACTTCGTTCACAACCAGGAGCACTGTTCCATCAAGGTAGCCGGACTTGGCGGATGGTCTGATAATATCCGTGATGTCTTTGACAGTGGCGTAGTTGCTTGCGCCAACCAACCGCACCAAAAGCTCGGTCAACCAACCACGGCCTGTACCTTCATGTGTGCTGATGGAAAATGGAGACACGCGGCCTATTCGTTTCTCCGGTTCCTGAATGAGTTGAGCCATCCAGTTCAGCATCCACTTGTCTCCTCCGTTTGGGAAGAGATACTCCAAGTGTCTGAGAAAGAAATCGTATGATTCTCCTAAGCGTTCCTCCCTGTTGATCCTCGTGGTGAGCGGTGGGCAATACTTATTATAATATACCTGTGGCCTCCCTTTGAAAAAACTCTCCGGAATTATGCGGCCAAGTCCCGGAACATAATCTATTCCCCATGCCTCGATGTGGTTCTTGTCCTGCAACCAATAGTCGAACATAGACATCGCTTTCTGGACAATGATCCCGTTGTTCTTTTTCTGGGCTATGAATATCTTCTTCCTCCTGGAAAATTCCCGCATCTGGGGAACGGTACGGATGCTTTCGGCGACGGGTTTGGTCATGTCCCCCACCAAACCTCCTTCCGCGATGAGAACGAGGCTGTTCAACATTTCCGAATACTCTTCGTCTTCGCTTATCTGCTTCGGACGAAACTTCTCCAGTTCCTTCTGGTTCGGAGTGGCACTTTCCTCGTCCCGTTTTGTGCCGCGAATGCGACGCTCCATAACCTCGAAGGTCATGCCTTTATAGTATTTGAACGTCCCCCAATGGTACTTCTGATCGCGTTCCCCGGCGTAACCAGGAAACCCTTTGCACCATTCATCCCAACGCTCGAAGTCCACCTGAGCTCCGTTGTTGAGATTGTAGAAGCAGATGCCCACGTTCATCCAGTTCTGTCGGAGGGAGCCGTCAGTCCCGGCGAGAAGGTCTTCGATCTCCTCGTCACTAAGAGGTTTACGCTTGAGCGTGGCCGCAGCCATCCCATCCTCGGGAGGAAAGAGGTTGTCCACAGTAGTCCACCCTCTTCCGGGAGAGGCTCTTTTGAACGTTTCTCTGAACTCGGCCACGCATCTCCATCCATCGCGAATGTAGAAGCGGATCATGTCCATGATCTGGACATAGGTCTCATGCGTGAGTACAGCGAGCTCGGAGACATGGGGAATTTTCCTAACCTGATACCGTGAGTTCCTGTCCTTGCGATGGAACCCGGCCACGGTCAGGACTCGTCTGTCTCCCTTGTACTCCACGGCCTGCCTGGCCTCGCCGAACGACTCCGTGATATATGTGTTGGAGTTCGCAGCCGCGATCCTCGACATGCCTTCTCCAGCCCGGCAAAGTATGGCGAAGCGTGGACTGCCTTCTCGCCTGCGGAGAAGGACTGTGCCCCCCATGAGAGCCGATATGCGCCGACGCAGACAAGTGGCGACGTACTCATCATCCACATCCACGTCGAAACCTGCCACGTCATTCTTTCCACAGACAACGGCAAGATTGGCTTCGGGCCATACCCTCTCCCATGCTTCGACATCCTTCTCGGAATACCTTTCGTCGTAAATCCCCGGAAAAACAGGCACACCTCTGGAATCCACAGGTACTATCACATACCCATGACGCAACCATTCCTTCGCATTGTTCATCCTTTTGCCTTTTGTATGAAAGAGGGGGTCAAGAAGCAAAGATCATCCTAACCCCCTCCCCCGCTGAAAGTCAAGATACGAGCATCGCCAAGAGGCGAAAATCCAAGAGCGGATTCTTTCGATACGCCTCTATTTCCTCTTTGAATACCTCCTTGAGATAAGCTATCTCCTCTTCCGTGAAATCCTCCAAAGCATACTGCGGTTTCGGAGTGGAGTTATCGGAGATACTTATCTCACGTTCCTTTTTTCCGTAGGAATAAAGGGTCAGAGTTCTTTCCCTCATTCGCTTTCCTCCTCGTCTTCGTCCTTTTCTCTGATTATGAAATCATAATCACCTGATCTTTGCCGAGACAAAATAATCTCGACGTTTGCAAGTTTCTCCAAATATTCTATCTGGTTCCTTGTGATAATCACCCTGAATCTTTCATTCATGATAAACGATCCTCCAATGACTGAAAAGTTACTCTCGTTGCCGGTAAAACACGCCATGCTCCGCAAAATGGACAACTATAAGCAGTACCCTCCATGTTTATGTTCGGTTTATCGTTGACTATGTAATAGTCACTCTTACAACTTTGACATACACATTGAAGTAGTTTTGATTTTGATGGTTCAGATTGTAATGCTGTCATTTATCAATCCTCCGTAGTTAAAGTTGCATTGTGCTCCTGAATCCATTCACGCACATAACGCTGTGCGCAAGCGGGCATACTGTAGAAAGATACTGTATCTATCTTCAACCACTTCTCCGAGTGATCTTTAAGATAGTCCTCGATGTCTTTTACAGCGTACCTGGTTTGATAGGTGCCTAACTTGGTTGGATACCTTGCGATGACTGACAACATCGTCGCACTGTCATTCATATCCAGTTCTTCTCTTTCCGCAATGTCCTCCTCGTTTGATTCTTGACTCCAGACAAACACTTCGTTTACATCATTGAGATGTCTCTCTCCAATATCATCTTCCACGAAATTGAAGAACTCTCTTTTGAGAGAGTTCAATGCAAGGTCAGTTTCGTAACCAAGAATGGGGAAATGTTTCACGGTGTAAACATCGTTGTCCCAAATGATGACAACCTTATACACCTCAAGTTCCTCATAAGGATCATAAGGAGCTTCGAGGTTCGACGGGTCTATTGCCTTCATTGTTCCTCCTCCCTCACTCTGTCTTTAATATATTGTGATAACCCACTCACAGGCACCTTAAAGTTGTGCATAAGGGAAAACACAAACCTGCTGCACTCATCCGGATACTCGTCATCATACCAGCGTATCCAACTCATGAATCCGTGGCATCCCATAGGCACCGCAATCCATCTGCTGGTAGCCCTCACTGTGAAACTGTCGGTTGTCCTACAATCATTTATTATTGGGCACCTCACGTTGGAAATGTACTTCCCCTGGTATAAAACGAAAGCCAAACCATGCTCTGCCTCTTTGCCTTCTTTGTGGTGCGCCTTATAATGGCGCACCACAATGTTTCCGACTCGATATTCATCGAGCCATTCCAATTCTTTTACCATTGAAATTTTCATTGCTCGTCCTCCTAGACTGTTTTGAAATATCCGACGGAATCATCCCATCGCACCTTGAGACCCTTCCAGAACTTCTTGCCTTTCACTCTTACGAAGCAATCGGTTCCAGGATCACCCTTCCATTGGGAAGGGAACTTGAACCCATAAAAGACATCCGCTGTTTCCCGCATTGGATACCAATGATCACCCCCGTACTCCCATTCATGACGATCATCAACTACGCTCTCAGGGTTGATGACTTGCGCCACTAACCCACTGTGAATACCTCTTACCCACATACAGGAACCCTCCTTACCTTGACGATGTACCACGGGTACGCATTTTTTACCTTATCCGCGAGACGGATAGCCTCGTTCATATCCTCAAACTCAAGGAAGTCCTCTTTGATACCAAGTTTAATATACATTCGCCACATAGTTTTTACCTCTTAAATAATACTCTTGTTGAGAAGCCTCATCCAAATCTTCCAAAATACTTTCAACATGTCTGCTTACGTTGAAAGTTTCATTCGTAAGCCTCTTAATGAGCCTACTGTGCATCTTGTATACTATCGTAAGCCACACAAGGTTATCGAGAAGCTCTTCTCTTGTCAAGTTTTCAGCGCAGCTTAATACTCTGCGCTGAATCTTTTGTTGTTGCTCAATGGTCATCATTTTTTACCTCCAAGGTAAGATATTTTGACGCGGAGCCTCTTCGTCCATGTGAAGAAGCCTCACCAGAGACCAGGAAGAAACGAACACGTGCCTACATATCCATTCCTTCCTGACATGCTTTGCACCCGCTCTTTGGCAAGTGATTATCAACTCCTCCATGTTAGAGAAGTACAACTTGCCATCATGTTGGCGACGCATCTCCATAAGAATATCGTCGCAAATGTCCTTATTCTTTTTCAGGATAATCATGATCAATCCTCCTTAATTGATTTCTCGTATTCTTCGATAGTCTTGTCTATCTCTTCCAAGAGCCACCGAAGTTCCGTCGCTTCCATACCACAAGCTCTACAATTCGCAGCTTTGCGACGGAGACTGCTCATCCGCTCCTTGATTGCGGAGCGGATGAGAGACAATTCACCACGGCTCAGATATATATCGAACTCGTGGCGATCAACCCTTGTGATATTCACGGTTCCCCATTCTTACAATATCAGCGATCAACTCCGCAGCTTGGCGGAGTGCATCAACTTGAACTTTGCCCATCCAATAATCGGAAGGGCACCCATATGGAACCTTCGCTGTTCCATCCTTACGAATCACCCTCTTTTGTTCCCAGGGTGGGCAAAGAATGCGAATCACATCTTCATCCCTGAACGGAACCCAACCACCCCCATGTGAAAGCTGGTTGAAGTTCTTGGCTCCGTTAAGAAAGAAGTTCCTCGGGAAGAAAATGTCCTCTTCCTGGTTTGCAACCTCAAGCCTCTGTTCCGCATACCATCGCACACCTCTGTACCATGCGGAACGAGGAACAGGTTGAGCCTTGATCCTTGTCAAAATCTCACTTACCTTCATGTCGCACCTCTCTCATGCAGAGTTCAAACGCACATCTCAATGCGTCTTCTTGAATTTTCAGCCAGTTGTAATCCCCCTTGAGCATCTTCTTTGCTTGACCAGGAGGATAAAGAGCATTGGCTATGTCCTCATCATAAGCGTAAGGAAGCCCTCCCTCGCTATACTCTTTCCAATTCTCTGCCCCATTGAGAAGAACCTTCTCCAGATTTTCACTCGATACCTCAAGCTCCGGAGAACAAAGATAGTCGATAAGATACAAAGCAAATTCCTTCCTGCCCTTGTACCGCTTTGCGGTGGTTGGAAGTTTTCTTTTCTCTACTTTCTCCCTCAATTCCTTCAACTTCATATCGCACCTCCAATGCTTTTAGTTAAGGGACAAGACCCCATGCCTTGCCCTTTGTGAAATTAGTACTTTGTCTTGTACTCGGCCACTTTATTATTCTCGTGGTCAAATACTTTCGTTATCAGATGGAGAACCCCGTTGATGTTTTCGGGGTACGAAAGAATGCTAAAAGCAGTGACGCTTTCGCCATCCTTTCTTTGCTTGATGACTATTTGTTGACCTCCGGTCTTTGACCTCGGGCCACCAGACGGATTTGTCTTGCACCCATCAATGGATGCCGTGAACCAAAATGATCTTACACTCATGGTCTCCTCCTCTTAAAGCTATCTTTCGATGGCTACGTAATAGTCGATGCCGTAATGGTCATCGCCATCGTAGCAGTTATAATAATTGAAGCTATTCTTCATTGCAGTCCACGCCTGCTCCGGCGTATATGTGCAATACGCGGTCAGGTTCTTGTCATACCCTGCGACGTGGCACTGCGGATACCACATCGCGTTGGGGGTGAACTGCTTGGAGCAGAGCACAACCTCTTCTCCCTTTAGGAAGCGAGCACGGGCTGTGCTATGGGAAATCCTTTTGTAATAAGTAGTCATGATCTCTCCTCCTTACATCATCATAGAATGTTCTACAGGAACCAACTCACCTAATGGTTTGTCATCCTCAAGTCTACGGAACACGATGGAGAACTCCGGATCGGAGTTTCCATCAACCTCGATTTCCTCTGAGTTTCCACCCAGAAGAACAACGAGCTCTTCGTCGCTCTCGTCCCCAGAGAGCTCGTAAGTCGTCCCGGAACAGAAACGGTTGTTAAAGTCCCAACCTTCCTGCTCATTTCCTAACATCTCCCACGAATACCATACATACGTCCTCATAATAACCTCCCTGGTTTTTAAGGATTGATGAAGGGACAAGACCCCATGCCTTGTCCCTTTTCCAGTTTATTGCTTCTCTTCCAAAGTGTCGAACCATTGCGGCTCGATCACTTCGTAATAGAAGTTCGTCGCTTTGTGGTACTCCCTCATAAAAGGACTCTCGTGAAGATTGTCCTTGTGATACTTTATTGCCTGGTCGGAATACCAGTTCCGAGCCACGGCAAAAATACTGCACAGGTGCATCATCTGTTCTCGTGTAAGAACAACTATGCCTGTGTCCTCCATATTCCCGTTGTATATCAATTTATCTCGCATTGGAAACCTCCAGAATGCGGATAATGTTCCTCGGGGATATTGCATATCGCCGTTGAAAATTTGCCCTTATATCCTTCTTTGCAAGGGCGTACCACGTTCTTATTTCAACCCCTCCGTTGGGCCATTGAAACTTTACCCAATACTCCTTGAGATTATCGGTGAATGTGAAATGCCACCCACCAACCCTGAACCACGGATCGGGAGTAGCAAACCCAGCTTCCTTGACAAGAGAAAGATTTCCTTTGTCTGCTTCAAGGAACATCTTTACTCTTGGAAGCTCGAAGTAGTTCTCGACAGGAGCCACGTCGTGGCTGACAAACTTGTAATAATACATAATCATACCTCCATTTCCTTCCGCGCACCGAATATCCACGCGGTTTTGTTCTTGGATACTTCTATTGAGTCAAAGCGTTCGGGGCGAAGATGAACCCCGAGAGTTTTTTCCAGATAGAGAAACTCCTTCTCGGTAAGGAGCTCACCTTCTACGAACTCGTGAACTCCTCTGGGGGAAAACTGTCTGAAATCCTTCTTGACCTTGTAGTACATCATAATCGCACCTCCAGTGCGTTGAGTTACAGGGGCAAGACCCCATGCCTTGCCCCTTGAGAACTTGCTAGTGACCGAGATGGAGGCAGTCCTGCCCCTCGCGGATGTCTCCGGAAAAGAGCCAGAGGACATGCTTGGCAAGCTCGCACTCGGTGTCCTCGGTCTCCTCCCACCTGTCGAGCTCGGCGCTATCCCACGCGCCGAACCCTGCAAGATACGCCTTCGCCATCGGGATCAGGCGAGGCGGGATGGAGAACCGAAGTTCCTCTACCCAATACTCCACGGCTTCATCATTCCTGCCGGGAGCGGAGCAGTCTTCCCATGCTTCTTGCGGGATCGGCCTGGAAAGCCAGCCGTACTCATTAAACCATTCCATGGTTTAATCCTCCTCGATGAAGTGATCATAGACACCAGCAAATGCCAGCGCCAAAGTGAAGATATAAATCATAGTTTCCTCCATGTCGTTGGAGTTACGCCAGATGCACCATGCACCCGGCAGGGCAAAGCGGTTTCGGTGAAATTCACCGAAACCGCTTTGCGCCGCCGGGTTGTTGGCGGCGCGGGAGAGAGTTAGTCGTCTAGAAAGGATGCGATCTTGCGAAGTTCCTCCGCAAAGAAAGCGTCCCTGTTCACCGTGCAGTCTTCAAAGCGGCAAGTTTCTTCGCCGCCAAGAAGCTCTACCATATCCTCGGCGTGGCGGAGCCTTTCGAGGACTCTGGCGCAGTAGAAGAAGCGCCATTGATTCCCCTCATAGAGGGGATCAAACCCTTCTCCAAAGATGTCGGCGGCGATCTCCTCAAGGGAGTCATACGCCGCTCTCTTCTCCAGTTCCCAGTAGAAATCTCGGAACTGCTTCGGGAACGTGGCATATCGCCTGCGCAAGTCGGCAAGGCGAGCCTCCCATACCCGGAGAGCGTGCCTGCCCAAGATAGGGGCGAGGCTGTTTTGATAATACAGCTTGTCCTCTTGCCGATACACATGACTCGTGCAAGAGGAATGGAAGACATAGTCTCCCGTCTCATCCTCATAGTAGAGGAACCTACCGGGATTTTCCATGACCTCAGAAACCTTCATGGTCATGGGATGGTTGGGGAGATGAATGGGGGAAGAAATAACAAAATTTGCCATGATACCCTCCTTGGGCAAGGCTTGATGCCCCGGCGCACCATGCGCCTTGTGGGGCGAATAATCCCTTTGGTCTGTCAGTGACAGGGGAGGCTCAGGTCAAGCCTCCCCTGCCCGTCTCCCCCTACCTCCAGCTTGGCAATCCGGCGTCTTTCCGCCTGAAGTCGGGGTCAACGGCGCGGGCTGCTGCAATCAGCAGTCGCCCCCATCCGTGCGGGACGGGGCGCAAGTTGCCCCTGTACTCTGCTCTGATCCGTAGGTCGCGAGCAGATACTTCTCCGCATCTGACCTGCTCCATAAGAACGTCGGCGCGACGCTCCCAATATGCGCGCCAAGCATTCCCCCATCCCCACCAATCCTCGATGGGTTCAGGACGTCCCCACGGCCCAGAGATCGTCATGCTGTTGAGGGAAGAGGTAAACTTCCGTCGTTCACGCAACAGAGTTGCGGTGGCGCGAGTGGTGGTAGAAGTGGAAATGGAAATGGAAATGGAAATGGTCTGGATCATACGAGCGGTCATAATTCCCTCCTTGGGTTGACCTTAATGCCCCGCACAACACGTGCATTGGGGCGGGAAAATTATAAACTTTCACAAATCAGGCGAAATTGCTTGACTTGTGAAAGTTTATAATGATTTCACATAGTCAAGCGATTGTTTCGCTTGACTATGTGAAATTGTTTATCTTTTTTGCGATATGGACTATAGCTCCGCAGGCTTTGTCGCCCCAAGTCCAGTCCATCTTCTTTTCGCCGTCGGCTTTGCACCAGACTGTTTTACCATTACCCATCCTTTTTTGTCTATCGAGCACGGCCCACTGACGAGCCTAGGTCGTCCGGCGTTTGACGCCATTCTTTCCTTTTGCCATTATCTTCTTTCCTGATTTAACAGGTTCCGAAGAGGAAAGAATAAAGGGATAAATGCCGTTTCCTCTTCCCTTTTATCTTGTGTTCTTTCCAAAGGAACACTTGTGAACTTTCCAAAGGTTCACAAAAGGAACTCGGTTTGTGCCCGCCCCAATCGACGGGTCACATCTTTGGTTGTCAAAGAAGGGCTGGAACCTTGACCGCTGGATTGTCCTTGACTTTCCTGTTCCGCCTTTCAAATTATGATTCTACTATAAAAAATTTTTCTTTATTTGTCAACAAAAAATTTTTTTAATAATTTCAAGTATTTATTCCTTAATAATTTTGTGTAAAAGTTCAAACGAAGAAAAGGTTTTTTTCGATAATTTTGTAGGATTGTGTCATTCTCTTTAGATGCTTCTAATACATACAAATTTCACAAAAATTGCTTTGTTCAGAGTGTCGAAAATCAGTAGTAGCTTAAGGTACTTAACAAAATCTGTGGAAAAGTTAATATGAAAGTCTACATTTACGGGCCGTTTTGTGAAAGTGGTTTTACACAAATTTTGATGCAAATTTTTTTTACGATTTTTTGTGTAAAACCACTTTCATAATTTCGTCCGTAAATGTAGAAATCGGCACCAACTTTTCCACAGATTTTGTTAAGTATCTTAAAATCATTATCAAATTTTGACACTCCCAACAAAGCAAATTTTGCGAGATTTGTGTGATTTAGACGGTTCTAAAGAGAATGACACAATCACTCAGAAAATGAATAAAATTTTTTTCACAGTTTTTCCGTAAGATACAGAAATCACTTATTAAACAATTTTGATAGTTCAGTTAGCTTTTTCGCGTTTTTTGTGATCGAACTATTAAAATTGTTTTGTGTATGATCCGTCAAACGTTTCACAAAAAGAATCATAAAAACTTTTTCTGCGGCGGCTTCTTTCCCCTGCCTTTCAGCGGCGAAATCGAGCAATGTTTGAACCCATGTTGAACTTATGTCGAACCCATGTCGGAACATGCTCTAGAATCGCCGGAAAGGGCATTTTAAGCTACGTTTGAAGATGGGTACGTAGGGGAGGCTTCGTCAAGCTAAAATGAGCGGAAAACGGCGTATAGCGCTTTGCATGATGAAATGGACGATAGACGAAAAAAACCTAATGATTTCAGATAGTCAAGCATTCATTTTCTTTACTATGTGAAATTATTAGGTTTTTTTCGTTGTGCTTGGTTTTCTCGTTGCGCAATAATTTTTCTGTTTTTTGCGAAAAAAATTATTGCACAAAATATCGGAAAAGATTATAAGGGAATCATAGCGCAATAACGCGCGTCGGGCATGTCGCCCAATTCATTTTTTTGCCTATGGAGGGCATCATGAAAAAGAATCTGGAATCTGTTAGCCTGTCTTTTGCGTCCCTTTCCGCTACCGACGTCGGCGTCGGCGAACGAGAATTTTATGCGCTTGTGCAAGCGCAAAGGGAAGTTGAGAAAACCGAAAAATCCCTTGTTGACGTAAGGGAGAAAAGGGAAAACCTGACAACGGTTTTCCTAAAGAAAATCGGCGCTTACGATGCAAAGGGAAAAGTTACGAAACAGGCTATTAAGATGGGGCCGGGTTTCGTAACAGATTGGGTTGAGCAATTTTTCTCTGAAGGAAAATGGCCCATGGTTCAACGTCCCGGGCGCGAAGAGGAAAAGGCTTCAATTCGCAATCCGGCCGTTGCAGAATTGTTTGAAGATGCGGAATATAAGGCGCTTTGTCGTGCATATTCTGCTTTGTCTGTAGCTCTTTCAGAAGCAAAAAAGGACAAGGACAAGGACAAGGACAAGGACAAGGACAAGGACAAGGACAAGGACAAGGACAAGGACAAGGACAAGGACAAGGACAAGGACAAGGACAAGGACAAGG